CACGGCGACAACGACGACATGGTGGACGTGACGACCATGGCGCTGATGCGCTTTCGCCAGGGCAACTTCGTGACCTTGGCCACTGACGCGCCGGACGAGGAGTCCAGTCAAGAAGGGCTTGTCCCGGAGTACTACTGAGGCATAAAATGGGGCGACACTCTTGACCCAGCCGGGGAAATATGCAAGACGAACTCTCGCCCTATCAGCTCAACACCGACCCTATGTCGGAGCCTATTGACTTGAACGCGGAGCAGCCGCTGCCGCAGTTTGCTGAGGGCGGGGAAGTCATGCAAGAGCCCGAGGAGCCGGACTCCGAGGGCTACTACCAGCAACTGCTGGCCCAGTACGCCGGCTACGGCGCGCCGCAACAGACACCGGTGCAGGGTTTTTCCGACGGGGGCCCTGTGCAGCCGGCCGCTCCGACATCCGTTCGCGAGGCGTTTCGCAGTAGGTTTGGTCCGATGTTGGAGCAGCCCGTAGAGCCGGCCCCAGTGTCTCGGGCCCCGGACCTGTCTACTTTTAGCGGCCAGCGCCAGGCAGCGTTTGGGGCACCCTTAACGCCTCCTCCGGCAGAGCCTGAGTCGTCTACCAAGAGAGGGGCGTTCTTTGCCAGGCTTAAGCGCGAAGCCGAGCAAAAAAAGAAGCCGTTGGCCCCTGTGCCGTTGCCCCCGGGCTTTGCATATTGGCCCGACTACGGCCCGACCGTCCAGTCCTTTGCGGCTGGCGGCTCCGTGAGCCTTGATGCGATGAGCGCGCTCATTGACGCGAGCGAGCCGCAGACTGAGGACGAGGCCACGTACGACTACATGACGCAGTCGCAGAGGATGCTGGAGGACCTCGGTCCGCGGACCAGTCCCCGCCAGGCTACCGGCATGCGCCGGGTGCTGGCGCCTTCTGGCGGTGGCGCGGCGGCTCCCAAGGAGATGGAGTTGGCTGCCGGGCCGCTGGCCACGGGCCAGGACTTTGCGATCAAGGAGCCCAAGGCGAAAAGCAAGGGCAAGGGCGGCAAGTCTGCCAAGGAGCAGTTGCAGGCCTTGGCCAAGCAGTACAAGCTCAAGCTGCGGGCGACGGAGAACGAGTCGCGTGGGCTGATGCGCTCGACGCTGGGCGCGCCCACATTGGAGCAGCCCACCTTGACCTCGGAGACGCTGGGCGTGCGCCGGTTTGAAAAGGGCGGTGAGGCAAAAAAGTCTGATGAGGACTTCTTGAAGGACATCAGGAGTCGGGCCGAGGAGGGCGCAGACTACCGCGCCATGCTGGAGTACTTGCAGTCGCGGGGCGCGGTCCCTGACATAAGGGCGCAGCAGTTGCTGGGCGCTGACGCGATGTTCAGCACGATCAAATTGCCCATCGGTAGAGGCGTTATCAAGATCAACAAGGACCTCGTTGGCTCGAATCGCGGGGCGACGATTGGGCCGTCAACGCTGGCGCATGAGATGGCGCATGCAGCGGACCGGCAGATGCAGCAGCAAGCTGGTGAGCAGACGGGGCTCTTCAGCAAAGGCAATCAGTTTACCGACGCTTACGAGAGGCTAGTGGGCCCTGGCGGCATGCGTGAGGGCGACAAGCGCACTGAGCTGGCCCGTAAGTATCATTCGAAGTGGGTCGAGAAGAACAAGGACTATCGGGCTGCGCCGTATGAGATCGCGGCGCATGGCGTAGGAAACTACGCAGGGCCCACCACTGCCAGCAAGGGCCCGCTGCATGTGGACGCGACAGCGGCCACCGAGTTCCAGATTCTTTTGGACCTTGCCCGGCGCAACTCAAAGGGCGCTGTCAAGCGCGCCGAGGGCAGCCCCAAGGAAGGCGAGGTCAGTGACGCGGAGCTGGAGGCGGCCAGCCGCCCGGCCTTTGTCACGCCCAAGTCGGGCAAGGGCCGCAAGCGCGGGCCCATCAGCGATGCGCTCAACACCGGCTCGGCGTACGTGGCCGCGGCCAAGGGAGCGTCGGAGCTGCCGTACGACATCGCTGGCGCGCCGGTGGACATTGCCACGATGGCGCTGCGCCCCTTTGGCTACAACGTCGACAAGCCCGTCATGGGCAGCGACTGGATCAAGCAGCAGATGACGCGCGCGGGCGTGCGGCAGGCGCCTCCTGAGGACCCGACGGCCAAGGGCTTTTACACGGCCGGCGAGCTCATGGCCAACGTGGTCAACCCAGCGGCGGCAGTGCGCAGCGGGGTCCGTGGTGCGCAAAGGGTTGGCCAAGCAGCGCAAAGCGCGGCCCAGGACTTCCAACAGTACAACCGCCAGCTTGCAGTGCCTGGCGCGTCGTACGCCGTGCGGCCTATTGGCAGCACCATGCTCACGGGACCTGTGGGCCACGATACCGACGTCAGCGAGATAGATCAGATTCTGCGGCGGGGGAGAGACAATGCGCGTAGCGTGGCGGGACAAAACGTTGAACAGGAAGAGCTGATTAAAAACTTCTGGGACGTAAAAGCTCGCAACTTTTTTACGCGTCAATTTGGAACGCCAAATGATCCTATTGCCGCGGCTATTTCCAAGAAGCAGATCAAAGGATCGGCTTTGGACAAGCTTTTCCCTGGGTACATGATTGACCAGCTTTCAGTAGGTAAGACGCGCGTAAACGACCAAGGACAAGAACGCTTTTTCCCCAAGTACCCGCAGGCCGTGGAAGACTTTACGGATCGTTACGACATGGCAACGGGAATTCAAGGAGGCCTGATTACCCGCAATCCTGCTGCCTCTGAGAAAGACTACACCTCACTCAGTCGCGAAGGGCGGGCCATAGCCAGTGCCGCGGAGGAGTCAGAGGCGGACAGGATGTTGATGCAGGGCCTGAGGCCTGAGCTGATTAACGCAAGGGTGGGTGCAGTCACGCGCTCCGTGAAAGACCCCACCCGCATTATTGGAGACGGCCCTAATTCAACCAAAGACCTGTACAGGGCCTATGAGGATTTGTTGGCTTACGAGAAGATGACGCCTGAGCAGAAAGCAACGTGGGCCAACGACGAGTTTGGCAAAGGCCGCAAGCTACACAACATGGCCGAGTCAGATATTGGCAAGAACTTCATGGGTGAAAACGTGCGGGCAGCGATCGAAAAGGGCGAGCCAATTTACGACGTCGGTTACATGAGCCGAGAGCTCAAGCCGCTGTTTAACGCCGAGAACATCAACACTTTCTTGGCAGGCCTGTCCCCCAGGGAACTTGCCAATATTCGTTTTGAAGACGCGGTGCGAGGGGGCCTCAAGTTTGCGGACCGGGCCTCAGAATTTGAAAAAATACACGAACGCATTAGGGCGAACAAGCCTGTAGCCGACACGGTGTACTCAAACGGTGTGAGCGCTCCTTTACTGCAGTTTGGCGAGGGCTCAGGCCTTGATGGATTTGCTTGGAAGCGCATCGAAAAGCGCGAAGCCACCGTGCCTGAGGGGGCGTACGTAGGTCACTCTGTTGCAGGATATGAGCTGGGCGGCGTGGGGTACACATCCGACAAGCGCAACGGTTTCAACACTGGCAAGTGGCAAATATATACTCTACGTGACAACAGGAATAGGCCCGTCAACACAATTGAAGTGCGCATGGAAAATACGGGTCCGGTGGTCACGCAAATCAAGGGCAACGGCCGGGCCACAGGCAACACGGCCCCGGAGAAATACGACCAAGGAGTGCTGAGCTTTTTGCAGAACTACCTCAAGCCTGTCAGCATTGCGGAGTCGGACACGTACCTCACCCCGCTGCTACAGTCCTACCGTGACCAGCTCGACGCCGCTCGGCCATAAGGAAAACACATGCCAATCGACAAAGCACTTAACCGGGCGCCTGTTCTGGACGTCGTAATAGGCCTGCCAGAGCCTGGGATGGACATCGAGGTGGTCATCGACGAGGACGGAGGCGCCACGGTTGAGATTGGCGAGCAAGAAGACGACGAGGTTGACTTCTATGCCAACCTGGCAGAGGTCATTGACCCCGACGACCTGGGCAGAATCGCCCTTGACGTGAGCGCTTTGTTCGAGGCTGACAAGGGCTCACGCTCCGATTGGGAGCAGATGTACGCCAAGGGCCTTGATCTGCTGGGCTTGCGCATGGAAGAGCGTACAAAACCCTTCCGCGGGGCCTCTGGCGTGGCCCATCCGATGCTCACCGAGGCCATCGTGCAGTTCCAGGCGCAGGCATTCAAGGAGCTTTTGCCCGCCGGCGGCCCTGTTCGCAGCCAAATCGTGGGCAAAGAGACGGTGGAGAAGTACCAGCAGTCCACCCGCGTGCAGGACTTCATGAATTACCAGATCACAACGGTGATGGAGGAGTACACACCGGAGTTTGATCAGCTACTTTTCTACACCGGCTACGGTGGATCGACCTTCAAGAAGGTCTACTACGACTACCAACTGGGCCGGATGGTGTCAAAACTGTGCCTGGCTGACGACGTGTACATCCCGTACAGCGGTTCGAGCGTCATGAGCCAGTGCGCGCGGATCACGCACCGCATTGCGATGGACTCCAACGACTTTCGCAAGCGGGTTGTGGCCGGCGAATACCTCGATGTCAGGGTTGACACCGCTGCGTCGCCCGCTGATCCCAGCCAAATCAAGGAAGCGGTCGACAAAGCGATCGGAGTGCAGCCCACGGATGACATCGGCGAGGTCTTTTTGCTGGAAATGATGGTCGATTTGGACATTCCAGGCTTTGAAGACAAGGACGAGAACGGGGAGCCCACCGGAATCAAGCTCCCGTACGTTGTCACGCTGGCCGAAGACACGTTGCGGGTTGTCGGAGTGCGCCGAAACTGGCGCGAAGAGTCGAAAAACAAGCAGCGCAAGAACTATTTTGTCCACTACGTGCTCGTGGAGGGCCCGGGCGCGTACGGATTGGGCTTTGTGCATCTCGTTGGTGGCCTTTCTAAGGGCGCAACGAGCGCCTTGCGCCAGTTGATCGACGCTGGCACGCTCGCGAACCTGCCGGCGGGCTTCAAAGCCAAGGGCGCGCGGATCGCGGACGACTCCACGCCCATCCAGCCGGGCGAATGGCGCGACATTGACGCTGGCGGCGCGGAACTTTCGGCCTCGCTCATGCCGCTGCCGTACAAGGAGCCCAGCCAGGTGCTCTTTGGCCTGCTTGGCTTCCTCGTGGACGCCGGAAAACGGCTCTCCAGCACCGCGGACATGCAAGTTGGCGACGGCAACCAGTACGCACAGGTCGGAACGACCCTGGCGCTGCTGGAGCGCGGCTCCATGGTCATGTCCAGCATCCACAAGCGCATGCATTACGCGCAGACGTTGGAGTTCAGGCTGCTGTTTGAGGGCTTTGGCACCTTCTTGCCCGACGAGTACCCCTACGAAGTCCCTGGCGCGAGCCGCAAGGTCAAGCGCAGCGACTTCAACGACATGGTGTCGGTGCTACCGGTGGCCGACCCCAACATCTTCAGCACTGCGCAGCGCATTCAGCTTGCTCAGATGCAGTTGCAGCTCGCACAGAGCGCCCCGAACATGCACAACATGTACGAGGCCTACTATCGCGTCTACGCGGCGCTCAACGTACGCGACATCGACGGCATTTTGCTGCCGCAGAACACGCAAAAGCCCAACGACCCGGCCTCAGAGAACGGCGACGTGCTCAACGGCATGCAGCTCAAGGCGTTTGCCGGCCAGCAGCACGACGCGCACATCGCAGCGCATCTGATGATGGGCCTGTCGCCTATCCTGCAGTCCAATCCGATGTCAGCCATGATGCTGCAGCGCCACATCCTTGACCACGTGCGCCTGAAGGCCGAAGAGGACGTGGAGGCCGAGCTTTTCAAACTCTACGGCGTCGACCCAGACCGCATGATCTCTGTCATCCAGAAGGAAGGCATGGTTGCGCTCAAGATTGCGCAGTACATGAAAGAAGTTCGCGAGATGCAGGACGAGCTTGCTGGCGGTGGCGGCGAAGACCCGCTGATCGCGCTCAAGCAGCAGGAATTGCAGCAGCGTGCGCAGAACGACCAGGCAGACAACCAGATCGACCAGCAGCGGCTGGCGCTGGATCAGCAACGACTGCAGCAGAAGACCGCTCTGGACCAGCAGCGGCTGGCGTTGCAGATGGGCAAGGCTCAGCAGGCACCTCAAGGAGTACGAAATGCCGCTTAAAAAGGGTTCAAGTCAGAAGACGATCAGCTCCAACATTGGCGAGATCGTGCGCGACTACAAGAAAGACGGGATGATCGGCACCAGCAAGCCCAAGAGCAGGGCTGCCGCTGTCAAACAGGCCGCGGCAATTGCCTACGACAAAGCAGGCAAGTCGCGCAAAATGGCCAAGGGCGGCGATGTCATCAAGAAGGCCAAGGGTGTGCAAGGCCCGTCGATGATTGTGAAGAAAAAGGACGGCAACCGTCCGGTGAAGATATACTGATCCTCACCAACGCCTTCAGTCGGGGCGCAAAACCGACTGCTTTTCATGGAAACGACCATGCTTGAATTTGCAGAAGCAGTCTTGAAAGAAATCAGAAAGCACCGTCAGCAGGCACACGAAATTGTGCTCAGTGGAGGTATTTCCGACATGGAGCGTTATCGCTTCATGATGGGCCGCCTTGAAGGTTTGAACCTGGTCGAAGAATCCGTGAGAGGCCTTTTGAAAAAGGTCAATGGGGACCAAGACGAGGATTTTTAACCCGAAAGGAGAGCCATGGAAGTCGAAACTGCACCGGTCGAAATGACCGCACTTGAGCGCAAATGGGCCGAACAGGCCGCAACCAAGGCACCCGCCTTGGACGATGCCTACACGGAGCTGGGGTTTGACCCTGAGAAGCTCAGCGAAGCCGTCATTGACACCATCCCCAAGCCCACTGGATGGCGTATTGCCATCTTGCCTTACCGTGGCGCGGAGAAGACCAAGAGCGGCATCGTCTTGCCCGACGAGACCCAGAAGAAGACGCAACTCGCCACTGTCTGCGGCTACGTCTTGAAGATGGGCGATCTTGCCTACTCTGACGAGTCCAAGTTCCCCACGGGACCTTGGTGCAAGCAGGGTGACTGGATCATCTTCGGACGTTACTCGGGGGCACGCATCCCGATCGACGGCGGGGAAATTCGCCTCATCAACGACGATGAGGTGCTTGGAGTGATCAACGACCCTGAAGACATTCTGCACATGTAAAGGAGAGCAATATGGCGGATCAAATGGACTTGCAATTTAAGATTGGAGAGGACGAGCAGCCTGCTGCCGTCGAGATTAACGAAGAGGGGAAGGCGGAGCTGCTGGATCAGCCGCAGGACCCAGCGGTAGACACCTCTGGCGGCGCGGAACATCGCAGCGAGGTTGACGACTACAGCGAGAACGTCAAAAAGCGCATCGACAAGCTCACCGCGCGCCTGCGCGAGACGCAGCGGCGCGAGCAGGCGGCCTTGGACTATGCGCGCAACGTGCAGGCCCGGGCCCAGCAACTGGAGCACCAGTATCTGAACACGGACGGCCAGCGCGTCGCCGAGGCGCAAAGCCGCATTGACACGCAGAACGTGGCGCTCAAGCAAATCATCCGCAAAGCCCGTGAAGAGGGAGACGTGGACACCGAGACTGAGGCCATGCAGCGCCTGGCCCAGTTGACCAATGAGCAAAGCACCATCCAAGCCCAGTCCGCGCAGCGGGAGGCCTATCAGCAGCAGCTCTTGGCCCAGCAGCAGGCGGCGGCAGCGCAGCCGGCTGCGCAGGCCCCCCGCCAGGTCGACCCCAGGGTGGAGGATTGGGCGGAGCGCAACCCCTGGTATGGCCGAGATACGGCTATGACCCACGCTGCGTGGGGCATCCACAAGCAACTGATTTCCGTCGAGGGGTTTGACGCCAGCTCGGATGAGTATTATCATGAGCTTGATCGCAGGATTCGTGAAACCTTTCCACAGAAGTTTCAACAGAGTGCTGCGCCCAACCAAAACAGGCCACAGCGAAACGTGCAGGCTGTGGCGCCTGCTTCCCGGTCATCCGGGGTATCAAATGCACGCCGCACTGTCAAATTGACGCCAAGTCAAGTTGCAATTGCCAAAAAGCTGGGTGTTCCACTTGAGGAATACGCCAAGTACGTGAAGGAGTGAGATCATGAGCGACGTCAAAATCCCTATCCTCAACCGCACCCCCCGCGAGGCCGAATCTCGCGCAAAGAGTGCGCGACGTAAGCCCTGGGCTCCCCCGTCTCGACTTGACGCACCGCCAGCTCCCCCTGGGTACAAGCATCGTTGGATTCGGGCAGAGGCAGGTGGGGTAGAAGATCGTACCAATGTGGCCGGCAAAATCCGTGAGGGTTACGAGCTGGTCCGGGGCGACGAGTACCCTGAATACCATGTGCCAACGATTGAAGACGGCCGACATGCTGGCGTGATCAGCGTGGGAGGTCTCTTGCTTGCACGCATCCCTGAGGAGACTGTTGCAGAGCGTAACGCGCATTACCGAGATCGTGCGAACGACCAATTGCAGGCTGCTGACAATGAACTGATGAAGGCCAACGCTCATTCGAGCATGGTCATTACGAGGCCCACACGCAAATCGCGGGTGTCCTTCGGCAGCGGTTCACGAGACAGCTAACCAAAACTTTTTGTGAAGGAACCATCAAATGGCAAACGTCGATAAGCCCTTTGGTCTGCGTCCTCTCGGCAATCTGTCCGCTACTGGCTCTCAAAAACAGTACGGCTACGAAATTGCTGATAACCAGTCCGGGGCCATTTACCAAGGCGACCTAGTCACCGTCTATGACGGTTACCTGGTCAAGTTCGCACCTGCGACCCACACCGCCGCTATCGGTGTGTTCAACGGCTGCAACTACATTGACCCGACTTCGGGCAAACCCACCTGGAAGAACTACTATCCGGGCTCGGTCAACATCACCGCTGGCAAGATCATTGCCGACGTGATTGACGATCCCAGCCAGTTGTTCATCATCCAGGTCGATGAGTCTGTTGCGCAGACTCAGGTCGGCATGAACGCCGATGTTGTCGGTACTGGCGGCAGCACCACCACTGGTGTTTCTTCCATGGAACTCGACTCGTCCACTATCGCAAAAGCTGCAGCTTTGAACCTGAAAATCGTTGGCCTGTGGGACGTCCCTGGCAACGAGTTCGGTACCAACGCCGTGGTGGTAGTGAAGATCAACGAGCACCTGTACGGTAGTGCCGGTGTTGCAGGCCAAGGAGCTTAATCATGGCAATTTCCCGCGCACAACTGGTAAAGGAACTTGAGCCTGGCCTGAACGCTTTGTTCGGCCTGGAGTACAAGAACTACGAAAACGAGCACGAGCAGATTTACACCATGGAAACTTCGGACCGTGCGTTCGAGGAAGAAGTGATGGAATCCGGCTTCGGCGAGGCTCCTGTGAAGACTGAGGGCGCTGGCGTCGCTTACGACCAGGCGCAAGAGGTCTACACGGCTCGTTACACCCACGAGACCATCGCCCTGGCGTTCTCGCTGACCGAGGAAGCCGTGGAGGACAACCTCTACGACCGCCTGTCGGCCCGCTACACCAAGGCCCTGGCTCGCTCGATGGCCCAGACCAAGCAGATCAAGGCGGCCGCCGTCCTGAACGGCGCTTTCACCACCTCCATCGGTGGCGACGGCAAGCCTCTGTGTGCAACTGACCACCCCACCCTGGGCGGTCCGGACCTGCGCAACGAGCTGTCCACCCCTGCTGACCTGTCCGAGACCTCTCTGGAACAGGCCCTGATCGACATCGCAGCGTTCACCGACGAACGTGGCCTGAAGATCGCTGTCCAAGGCCTCAAGCTCATCATTCCGAAGGAGCTGATGTTCACTGCCGACCGTATCCTGAAGTCCACGCTTCGCGTTGGTACGGCCGACAACGACATCAACGCCATCCGGAACATGGGCATGGTGCCGCAGGGCTACACCGTGAACCACTTCCTGACCGATCCCGACGCGTTCTTCATCAAGACCGACGCGCCTAACGGCATGAAGGGCTTTACCCGTGTCGCGATCAAAACCGGCTTTGAAGGCGACTTCGACACCGGCAACGTTCGCTACAAGGCTCGCGAACGCTACAGCTTCGGCTTCAGCGATCCGCGGGGCATCTTCGGCTCGCCTGGCGGCTGAAGAAGGGTTGGGGGTTCCCGGCCGAGAAAAAGGGGCTTCGGCCCCTTTTTCTTTTTGCGGACTTGGGTTATATTCAGGTCAAGTTCCGGGGTTACCGGCGCATCTGACAGTCCCGGCTGACGACATGCAGACAGATGCGCTCCAACACACTCGCATGTGAGGATCAAAATGGGTGCTTCTACCTTTTCGGGCCCGCTCAAGGCCGGCCCTATCTCCCAAACCACCGGCACCACTGTCGGTACCAACGTCGCCAACGTCGGCTTTGTGCTGATGGCCCAATCGGCGGTCATTGACATCATCGGTGCAACGTCTGCTGATCAAGTGGTCGCCACCATTCCCGCTGGCTCGCAGATTGTTGACGTCATCCTGAACGTCACCACGGCCAACGATGACACCGGTACGGCCACGGTCTCTGTCGGCACTTCGTCTGCCGCTACCGCCTTTGTGCCTTCCACCTCGGTCAAGACCGCTGGCACCACGCGCGGCACGCTGACCAACAGTGTGGCCACCGATGTGGGCACGTCCGACATTCAGGTGTTGGCCGACTTCACTGCTCAGAACGGTAACGGCGCAGCCGGCGCAGCCACTGTCACGGTGATGTACCTGCAAGCCCGCGACCTCGTTTAATCGGAGGCCGCCATGAGCTTCAGCAACATTCAGTCGGTACGGAAGACCGCCGCTGCGGCAGCGGTCTCTGGCCGCACTCGTTTGCTGGGGGTGTACTTCACGCACACGGCCACCTCTGCCACGATCACTCTCAAGGATGGGAGCACCAGTGGTGGCACGGCCAAGTTGACGTTGTCGTCGCCCGCAGCCATTGGCTCGCAGGACCTCATCATCCCCGACATGGGGATTCTGTTCGAGAGCGGCATCTACATCGACCTCAGCTCGGCTGAGATCACGAGTGTCACGCTGCTCTTCGAAGGTGGAGCACCTGCGTAATGGCTACCAAGAAGGGCATGGGCATCAAGACTTCGGTGAAGTCGGGGAACTTCCGACCCACCAAGCAAGGTGCTGGCATGACCAAAAAGGGTGTGGCTGCGTATCGCAAGGCCAACCCTGGTAGCAAGCTGCAGACAGCGGTGACAGAAAAGAAGCCGTCGCCAGCGGATGCAAAGCGGCGCGCGTCGTACTGCGCGCGTTCGGAGGGGCAGATGAAGCAGTTCCCTGACGCAGCAAAGGACCCCAACAGCCGCTTGCGCCAGGCGCGGAAGCGGTGGAGGTGCTGAGCCGTGGAGATGATGATTTGGAATGTCGTCTTGACGGCGATTGTCGGGATCATGGGCTTTTTGTTGAAGGCGAAGTTCGATGAGATCGGCCGGCTGGGCATTCTCTTGAACAAGACCCGCGAAGAGGTCGCTCGGGACCATGTCACGCGCAAGGAAGTCGACGACCGGTTCGATAAGTTCCTCAGTCATGTGGACCAGCGGTTCAACAGGATTGAGGCAAAGTTGGATGAAATCCGAAAGGCAGGATGAAATGGCAACCAAAAAAGCTCTACCGGTGCGCGGAATGCGCGCCGCCAAGAACAAGATGGCCAAGGGCGGCATGGCAGGCATGCACAAGATGCCTGACGGCTCGATGATGAAGAATTCCGACATGGCCGACAAGATGGGCCGTGCCGTGAAACGTAAAACGGCCGACGTCAAAGGCCGTGCAATGAAGAAAGGAGCCTGATCATGGCTGGAAAAGGTATGGGTTGCGCCACTCGTGGCGGCGGGGCCGTGATGAGCGGCGCGAAGAATCACGTGACGTCTGAGCCCAGTAAAAAGTCGGGCCCGGTCATGATGAAAAAGGGCGGGGCTGTGAACCAGCACAAGCGCATGGCCATGGGCAAGCCCGTTGGCAAGATGGGTGGCGGCATGATGACCAAGGGCTACAAAAAGGGCGGGGCGGTCTGCTAAATGGCCACATCGGGCACCACCACCTTCGACCTAGCGATCGATGACCTGGTCGAGGAAGCGTTTGAACGCTGCGGCATTCGAACAACGAGCGGCTATCAGCTCAACTCGGCTCGCCGTTCGCTCAACCTGCTATTCCTCGACTGGGCCAATCGCGGGTTGAACCTGTGGACGATTGAGCAGGCGACCTACGCGTTGACCCAGGGGGTCAACGAGATTAACCTGCCGACCGACACGGTCAACGTGCTCGAAGCCATCATTCGGCAGAACAACCAAGGCATCAACACCGACGTCTACATTGAGCGCATCAGTCGAGAGGACTGGCTCAATGTGCCTGACAAGACCACGCAGGCGCGTCCTGCGCAGTTCTACGTGCAGCGTGCGAACGTGCCCAAAGTGTTTTTCTACCCCGCGGCGGACCAGAACTACACCTTCGTGTACTACCGCATTCGGCGCATCCAGGATGCGGGGACGTACACCAACACCGCAGACGTCAACTTCCGGTTCCTGCCTTGCCTGGCGTCTGGCTTGTCCTACTACCTGTCCCTGAAGTTCGCCCCTGACCGTGGTGCCGCGTTGAAGGCGATCTACGAAGAGGACTTCCAGCGCGCTGCCTTGGAAGATCGCGACACCGCCAGCGTCCAGTTTGTGCCGGACATGGGGGTATGACATGGCATTTGCATCCGGCAAGTTCTCGTATGGCTTGTGCGACTACTGCGGCCAGCGGTACGCGTACAACACCCTGCGCAAGAACTGGCGCGGGTTCATGGTCTGCCCGGATGATTACGAGCCCAAGGAGCCGCAGCTTGAGCCTCTGCGGTACCGAGGCGACGCGATAGCCCTGCGCGATCCGCGGCCCGATCGCATTGAGCCGGTGTCCGTGTTCGTGGGCGCACCAGGCTTTACCGCTTTCCAGAGCTTTGGCAGTGCCCGTGGCACCAACGATATGCGCCCGTACCTTGAGGGCCAGCCTGTGATAGCCCAAGCGGTGGTGGGCTCTGTTACAGTGAGCGTGTCATGACCTACGACGAACTTGTCACCAACATCCGCAACTACACCGACGTAGGGGCGAACGTCTTTTCGAGCGCCGTCATCAACACGTTTATCACGATGGCGGAGAATCAGATTCTCCGCGAGATTGACCTGGACGTTTTTAAGCTTGAAGCCGCTGGAAACCTGACTTCCGGAAACAAGTTTCTGACCGCACCATCGGACATCCTGACTCATCGCTACCTGATGGTCAAAGTCAATGACAACCAGATTTTCTTGGACTTCAGGGACACCTCGTTCATGAAGGAGTACTGGCCTGACGGTACCGAGACAGGGGTGCCGAAATATTACTCCGTCTGGGATCAGAACACCTTCTACGTGTCTCCCACCCCTGCCCAAAGCTACGACGTCGAGTTGGGCTACATCTATCGCCCGGCGCAGTTGTCGTCGGGCAACCCCACTACGTGGATCAGCACGAACGCCCCGGAGGCGCTACTGTACGCGTGCCTGATTCAGGCGTACAGTTACACCAAGGGACCGGTGGAGATGATGCAGTATTTCCGCCAGTCCTACAAAGAGGCTGTGCAGGGTCTGGGCGTTGAGCAGCAAGGCCGCCGCCGCCGCGATGAGTACCGTGATGGCATGATCCGTATTCCTCTCAAATCTGATTCACCTGGCCCATGATCTCAGTTCAACCAACGGTCCTTGTCAGCCCGGTCCAAGTGGAGACCACCCATAACCGTGGGTGGTCGGTGGAGGAGCTTTCTCAACGCGCTGCGGACAAGATCATCTTTGTGGGTGATCAGTCACATCCGGCTGTTCGAGAGCAAGCCAGGGCGTTCAAAGAGCGAATCAAGGCCGTTGTGGAGTTCTACATGCACGAGGCCATTGAGCAGGACCGGTTGACGATCCAGGGCCGTCTGCGACAAGCCGGCCACCTGGACCTGGCCCACTTGGTGAGGGACTGACGATGGCCTTCAATGGAAATTTCATGTGCACAAGCTTCAAAGTGGAGCTCATGAGGGCCGTGCACAACTTCACCACAGGCACCGGCAGCACGTTTAAGCTGGCTCTGTACGACAACACCCCGTCGTTCAATGCATCGACAACCGCGTACACGAGCGTTGGGGAAGTGCCCAACTCAGGCACCTATGCGGCGGGCGGCGGCACCCTCACCAATGTCACGCCTTTTGGGGCGGGGACGACTGCAATCACCGATTTCGTTGACCTGTCCTTTACCAGTGCAACCATTACTGCGTACGGGGCCATGATCTACAATGATTCCGCGCTTGGAAACCCCGCGGTGTGCATTCTAGATTTTGGTGGCGCGAAAGCTTCGACCAATGGCACTTTCACCATTGTTTTTCCCCCGGATGATCAAACCAATGCTCTCATCCGACTTGTTTAAGGAGCAATCATGTCAAACGAACTTTCAAACTTTGGCGATCACGCGGAGGTCACCATGCAATCCAACGTCACTGGCAACGAATCCGTTGGCATTGAAGGCCACTACCATGTGGTCTGCCGAGATGCTGACGGCAACATCAAATGGGAAGACGAGTTTCCCAATCTGGTCAACGCAGGCGGCAAGCAATTGATGCTTGATACGTTGCTTCGCACTTCTGGCACCTATACGACTGTTGGCCCGTTCTTGGGCCTGATCTCTGGTACTGGATTGACGTTTGCTGCTGCGGACACGTTAAGCTCAAAGACATGGACTGAGTTCACCAACTATACCGTTGGTGGTTCTGCTGTTCGCGGCACGGCTGTATTTACTGCTTCTACATCGACTGGAACCACGCCGTCGAATGTGACGACTTGCGCTGCTGCGGCTATTACCTACACCATCACTGGTGCGGGCGGCACGGTTGGTGGCTGCTTCTTGGTAACCGGATCGGGCGCGGTCAGTACTCAAAGCAGCCCGGCAGGTACTCTGTACAGCGCAGGCGCATTTGCCACTGCCAAAGTCACCACCGCAGGCGACACCGTAAGCGTTACCTACTCGACCACCGCAACTTCTTAAAGGAGTCTTAAATGGCTCTGGTCCTTGCAAACCGTGTCCAAGAGACGGCCACGGCGAATACTACCGTAAGCTTCACTCTTACGGGTGCGGTGCCGGGGTTCCAATCGTTTGCCGTTATCGGCAATACAAACACAACCTACTACTCGGCCATTGACGGCGCGGGCAACTGGGAGGTGGGGCTTGGCACGTATTCAACCACGGGGCCGACGCTAACCCGAACCACTGTTTATGCATCAAGCAACTCCGGCAGCGCGGTGACCTTCTCGGGCGCTGTGAACGTCTTTGTGACGTACCCGTCTGGCCGGTCAGTTAATTTAAATGAAACCGGCGATGTCTCTGCGCTGGGCACAGTATCCTCTGGCACATGGCAGGGGTCTACTGTTGGTGTAGCTTATGGTGGCACGGGTGTAACCGCGTCTTCCGGGGCCAACTCGGTTGTGCTGCGCGATGCCAATGAAAACATCACGATAAACCGCCTGAGCCAAGGGTTGCAAAACATTACCGCTTCTGGCGGCGTGACCACGTTGACGGCGGCCTCAGACTTTAATCAGTTGTTGACGGGCACTGGAAATCACACATTCAGGTTGCCTGATGCAACCACACTGACCGACACCACTGCGTTTCAGTTCAACAATGCCGCTACCGGAACGCTGACCATCCAGAACAATGCGGGCACAACTGTTGGCACGGTTACGACGGGCGGGGCGGCTAATGCAGTTCTCATATCAAATGCCACTGTTGGTGGCACATGGGAAATCCACGGTTACTTGCCTGAAGGTGTCACATGGGGCACCAACGCTCTTGATTTGGGCACAACCGTTATTTCAAACGGCACATGGCAAGGTGGCACGATTCAGCCTGCTTACGGCGGCACCGGCCTGACCACATTTGCTGGCGCAAACAACGCTCTGTACTCCACGAGCGCATCTGCGCTTGTAGCTGGCACCCTGCCTGTTGCAGCGGGCGGCACGGGGCTGACATCTGGAACCTCTGGCGGCGTTCTGTACTACTCGGCCACTGGAACTCTGGCAAGCTCTGGCCTTCTGTCTGCAAACGCTTTGGTCATTGGTGGAGGGGCGGGCGTTGCTCCTTCTACGACCACCACCGGCACGGGTGTTGTCACTGCTCTTGGCAACAACGCCAACGCAACGGGTGGCTTCACGACCATCAATGGCACTGCCACGCTGACCAACAAGCGCATTGATCCTCGCACCTCAACTTCTGCGGCAACGGCTACGCTGACTCCTGACATCTCCGCGTTCGATCAATACAATCTGACCGCGCAAGATCAAGCTCTAACGGTAGCGGCACCAACTGGAACCCCAGTGGACGGCAACAAGCTGATCCTGAGAATTTTGGACGACGGTACTGCCCAAGCTATCACTTGGAATGCCACTTACACCGTGATTGGCACCACTTTGCCGACTACCACAACCATCAACAAGATGCTCTATGTCGGCTGCATCTACAACTCGACAAACACCCGCTGGGATGTGGTCGCTGTAACCACTCAAGCATAAGGAGCAATCATGCAGATCATTTTCAAATTCGACACCCCGTTTGGCTCTTTCTGCGATGCCTTGAACCTGCCTGATGACCACGGTTTGACTGATGAGCAGTTGGAGGCCATGAAGCAAGAGCGCCTGACCAATTGGCTTGCAATGGTCAATCCCGTTGTCGAAACTCCACAGGAGTAACGCATGGCCGACAGATTTTGGCGGGGTGGCACGGCGGCTTGGGACGGCACTGCTGGCACTAAATGGGCCGCAACGGTAGGCGGTGCCGGTGGCGCAAGTGTGCCCACATCGGCTGACGATGTGTTTTTCGATGCCACCTCTGGCGCTGTAACTTGTACCATAAGCACTGGCAATACGGGGGCCAAATCAATTACTTGCACTGGGTTTACTGGAACTTTGGCGGGTACTGCGGCAATCAGCGTGGCTGGCTCTATTACGCTTGTAGCGGGTATGACTTTTTCGTACACGGGCACGATCACAATTACCGCTACTGCCACGGTAACAAGTGCTAGTAAAACGCTTGGCTCCATCACAATTAACGGTACTGGAATTACTGTTACGCTTGCTGATGCAATGACAACAGGTATTACAAATACCACCACGCTAACTCGAGGCACTCTTGCTCTTGCTGACTTTACTTTAAGCACTGGCATCTTTAGTTCTAGCAATTCAAACACCCGAGCAATTTCATTTGGCGCTGGCAACATTGCGTTGACCAGTTCGACCGCCGGAGCTACGGTGTTGTCCATGGCAACTGCCACAGGCTTTACATTTACTGGCACAGGTGGGTTTACTCGAAGCAATACAAACTCAACAACAATGCAATTTGGCTCAACTGCCGGGGGATCAACTACCAACGCACCAAACTTAACAGTCAACGCAGGATCATCTTCTCTGACTATTACTTCTGGCAGCTATTTCAAAAATGTGATTTTTACTGGCAACGGATCAACGGTAACTGCGGCTGCATTAAACATGGCAGGCGACCTGACGCTTGCTTCAGGCGGCACATATACAAGCTTTAACGTAACCTTTCGTGCACCCGCAACAATTACCAGCGTAGGTAAAACAATTCAATCCGCAGGCATTGATGCCGCAGGCAGCACCGTCACACTTAATGGCGCATTGACACAGGATGCAACTTACTATTTCACACTCACGTCGGGCACTCTTGATCTTTCTGACTTTACTTTAAGCGCTGGCGGTTTTAGTTCCAACAACTCAAACACTCGCTCAATCTATTTTGGCACTGGCAATATTGCGTTGACTGCCACTTTAGCATCTACCTCCGTTCTGGTGATGGCTAACGCCACTAACTTTTCTTGGACGGGCACTGGCGGCTTTACGCGCGGTAATTTTATAAACGATGGTGCCCGCGTAGCTTTTGGAACCACGGGCGGCACAACTTCAAACGCACCAGACTTGACAGTAAATGCCGGGTCACGGGGTTTTATTATTGATTCCGGAAGCTGGTTTAAAAATTTAAATTTTACCGGCAGCACAAGTTTTATAACGGCAAGCAACTTAAACATGGCGGGTAATTTGACGCTGGCCTCTGGTGGAACATATACATCCGTTGGCCCAACATTCCGTGCGTCAGCAACAGTTACAAGCAACGGTAAGACGCTTAACAATACAACGGTCAATGGTTCGGGCATTACCGTAACGCTTGCTGATGCGATGACATTAGGGTCTGCCAACACACTCACTCTCACTGAGGGCACTTTTACCGCTGCAAACTTCAATGTAACGGCAGGTTCTTTTTCTTCAAGCAACAGCAACACTCGTACCTTGAACATGGGCAGTGGTACTTGGACAATTTCTGGTTCTGGCGCAACCGCATGGAATACAGCTACCACCACTGGGCTTACTGTTGCACCAAGCACATCTACCATAACCATGACCTCTGCCTCAGCAAAGACTTTTGCTGGTGGCGGCTTGACCTACTACAACCTCAACCAAGGCGGTGCAGGCGCGTTGACCATCACCGGGTCTAACACGTTCAACGACATCACCGACACCGTGCAGCCATCTACGGTGACCTTCACTGCCGGTACGACACAAACCGTGTCCAACTTTAGTCTGGCTGGCACCGCAGGCAACTTAATAACAATCAACAGCGCCACTCCGGGGTCGCAGTTCACTTTGTCAAAGGCTTCCGGCACGGTCAACGCGCAGTATTTAGCGATCCAAGACAGCAACGCCACAGGTGGGGCCACATGGAACTCTTTGTTCACAAGCGGAAATGTGAATAACGGCAACAACACCGGATGGCGGTTTTCACTGGCCAGTGGCAATATGTTTATGCTGTTTAATTAACCACCATGTTTGGCATCTCAAGCTTTTCCCAAACACCATTTGCCTCCCTTGCTGGGGTGGTAAGTGTGTTGTCCATTGTGGAAAGTATTCAGCTTGAAGATGCCAGCACACAGCTATCAGCGTACCTTGTAAGCCAAGCAGAACCAATCACGGTAGATGAGACGGATGCAACAGCCGGTGATTTCTACGACGGCGTCATTGAGAATTTAAACTCTGCTGATGTCAGCGCGGCATTTGCTGGCTTTTTGGCTTCTGCCACCGAAAACTCAAGCATTCAAGACGCCCAAACAATTGCGGCGCAGTTTGCTGTCGCCAAAACAGAAGACACCGTTTTAGTGGATGACACCGCACAGACGTATTTTGAGTTCTTGCAAGCCCGCACAGAAGGCTTTACGCTGGACGACTTCAGCACGCAGCAATCTGCGTTTTTGCAAACCATAGAAGAAAACGTCGATCTGGCGGACGCCAATAGTGTTGCGTCCCAGTTTGCCCAATCCATATCAGAGGGCATCACCATAGAGGATGTGCCCACAATCGCGGCGCAGTTTGTTCAGGCAGTCACCGAAGGCACCACAGTAGCAGACCTGAACGAAATTATTCAGGCGTTTGTTGAGTCTGTCACAGAAAACCTGAACAGCGCCGATGCCAACACAGCCATACGGGGTTTTGTTCTTTCAATCACAGAAAACCTCAACAGTGCTGATGCCAACACAGTGCTGGCAGCGTTCCAAGTAGCGATGACAGAGAACGCCACGCTTAATGACGCTTTTGGGGTTGCCGGTTGGATCAAAATTATTGATGACCAGACTGCCAATTGGCAAAACGTGGCCACGCCCCAGGCCCCAGGGTGGTCAGTCATAGATGACAACCAGTGATCCGGATGGCAAAATATCAGCAACTCGTAAGGAACAACCATGCCCACGTATTCTCAGAGCCTTCGTGTAGAGCTGATCACCCCCGGTACAGAGGCCAATACATGGGGCACCATCACCAACAACAACTTCGCGTACGTCTTCGATCGGGCGATTGCCGGCTATGAGACGGTGTCGGTCACCTCTGCCGGCCAGGCACTGACCACGTTTAACGGGCCTACGGCAACGGGGTCCGCCAACCAGGCGGTGTACGCCATCCTGCGGTTTACGACAACCACAGTCACCACGGCATTCACCGTGTACGCGCCGCCGGTCTCCAAGCAGTACATCATCTGGAACGACACTGCATACACGGCAACGGTTTTCAACTGGCTGTCACTTGGCCCTCCAATCACCACGCCGCCTGGCGCGCAATCCGTCACCATTGCCCCTGGCGATCGGGTGATGATTTTCACGGACGGCACGAGCTTCTACAGCGTGAAAGCCGGCAACGTGACGGGGACCGTGGCCATCGCCAACGGCGGCACCGGTCAGACGACCCAGCAGGCGGCGATCAATGCTTTGGTGGGCACTCAGACGGCCAACCGGGTGCTCAGGTCTGACGGGACGAACTCTACGCTGGCCCAAGTAGCTCTGGCCACCGATGTGTCTGGCACGCTGGCAATTGCCAACGGCGGTACTGGTCAAACGACCCAGCAGGCGGCGATCAATGCTTTGGTGGGAGCGCAGACGGCCAACCGGGTGCTCAGGTCTGACGGGACGAACTCTACGCTAGCCCAGGTAGCTCTGGCCACCGATGTGTCTGGCACGCTGGCAATTTCCAACGGCGGCACTGGGCAATCAACAGCGCAAGGGGCGATGAACACTTTTGCAGGAGCCGTGACATCTGGGCAGTTTTTGCGCGGAAACGGAACCAATGTGGTGATGTCCGCAATCCAAGCGGCTGACGTTCCTACCCTGAATCAAAACACCACGGGGACTGCGGCCAACGTAACGGGGGTTGTAGCAGTACCCAACGGTGGCACAGGCTTGACGACTCCCCTCACTGAAAATCTAGTCCTCTACACAGGTACCACATCCTCATTTGCTCTTAGTGGCAATTTGGAGTTTAACGGCACTACCCTAACTGTCTCCGGCGTCAGAGTTGGCCGTGGCGCGGGGTCCGTAAGCACTAACACTGCTGTTGGTTTTTTGGCGCTTAATACTAACACCACGGGCAACAACAACACCGCTGTTGGCAATTCGGCGCTTAGGTTAAATACCAGTGGTGCGTCCAACACTGCTGTTGGTTTTTCGGCGCTCAACGACAACCTCACTGGCGTCGCTAACACTGCTGTTGGCAATACGGCGCTCAACCGTAACACTGCCAGCAACAACACTGCCGTAGGCAGTGGGGCGCTCAACCTTAACACCACCGGCACATCTAACACTGCTATTGGTTCCTCGGCCCTTAAGAGCAACGACTCTGGGAACAACAACACTGCCACTGGCAGGGACGCACTTGAGGACAACACCACCGGCGCATCCAACACAGCTACGGGCTCAGACGCAATGAACCGGAATGTTTCCGGTTCCTCTAACACTGCTTTTGGGTACTCATCGCTCCGCGACAACCTTACCAGCAACTTCAACACCGCTGTTGGAGCCCGGGCGCTTGAACTCAACACTGCTGCGCAAAACACTGCTGTAGGCTATACGGCGCTTTCTGCCAACACCAGTGGCATTCTCAATGTGGCGGTTGGCTCTACCGCACTTTCTAGCAACGCTACAGGTGGCAGCAACACCGCTATTGGCGTCTCCGCACTTTCTCAAAACATTGACGGCGAAAACAACGTCGCTGTTGGCAATTCGGCGCTTGGTTTAGCCGCTAGCAGCAGCAACAACACTGCCATAGGGCATGGATCAATGCCCTTTGGCATAAGCGGCGGCTATAACATAGGTATTGGCCGTAGCGCATTCCGCGACCTGAGCAGTGGCAGCGGCAATACGATGATTGGTGCCATGACTTCAGCAGGCACTTATTCCCCAACATTTAATCCGACAACAGAGAGCGATCGGTTTTGCATGGGTTCGTCGGCGGTAACGGACGCCTATGTTAAGGTGAATTGGACGATAACGTCAGATGCTCGGGACAAGATTAATTTTGCTCCAATTCCTCATGGTTTGGCTTTTGTCAATCAATTGAAGCCAACGCAATTCCAGTTTGCTGTTTCGCGCACTGACCCCACCCCGCACGGGCCTATTCGTTACGGTTTTAAGGCGCAGGACATTCTTGCACTGGAGGGCAGTAACCCTGTCATTATTGACGCTGAAGACCCAGAGATGTTGCGTTATCGGGGGGAATCTCTAGTTCCTGTTTTGGTCAACGCAATTAAAGAACTGTCTGCTCGCATTGAGGCCCTGGAAGCCAAGTAAGGTAGCTGATGATCGACCCGATCACCGCCCTTGCCGCCGTTTCATCGGCGGTCAACCTTGTCAAAAAGGCAGTTAAGACTGTTCAGGATGTGCAGTCTTTGGGCCCGGTGTTGGGTCAGTATTTCGACGCCAAGGCGCAGGCCATCGAGGTTGTAGAGAAGGCCAAGATGGGCGGGTTTAAGGGGTCGGCACTTGGCAAAGCACTGGAGCTTGAGCTTGCTCTGGAGCAGGCGAGGGAGTTTGAAGAGCAGGTGAAGATGCTCTTTTTCCAGAGCAATAAGATGGACGTGTGGATGCGCATCACGGCCCGTGCCAAGCAGATGGAGGCTGACGCAGCCCGCGCCGAAGGTAACCGCAAGGCAGAAGCAAAGCGCAGGCAGTCCGAGATCGACGACATCATCTTGATCACGATTGCCGTCCTTACGTCAGTACTTGTTCTCGGCCTGACCGTTTACTTCATAGTCGAGATGGGGCAGCGGCATATATGACCGAGAAGCTCAACGCCAACACAACCCTCGACAAAATTCTGGGGTATGTGGATTCGCCGTTTAAGTTGTTCGCGGTGATCCTGATGGCGGTGATTGCCTTCGTTGGTTACGCCCTGTATGAGAGTCAGGACTTCATCCGCGAAGCATACAAAGAGTCACAGAAACTGCCGGAGATACGAACAGAGCGTGCCGATGATGCGGCGACCATGCTGTTCAAGCAAACTGGTGCAACGGTGGTGGCGGTCTTCAAAGTTAACCCGTTGTTCAACTCTCGGACGCTCTACAGAGCCTACACCAAGGATGGGCGAGACAAGACGATTGAGGACATCGACGTTGGCCTATTCACGCACAACTCGTCGAACAACGCCGACGTGGTCAAGCTGATGACCAACGAGATTCCATGCGGCGAGTATCGTTACGCTCAATCAGAGGTGGGACTTTGGTATCTTGAGAAGGGCGTGACGTATACCTGCCGGGTAAGCGTCCCGCCGGACTCGCATCGTTTTGTGGGACAGGTTACAGTTGGCTGGGCAGCGCAGCCGGCAAACCTGGACCAGACCAAGTTCATGCTGGAGATTGCCAGCGCCATGTTAACTAAAAGGGGTGGGTAATGCTTTCACTGATTTCGACTCTCGGCGGCCTGCTGATCAGCGGCCTGCCCAAACTGCTTGAGTTTTTCCAGAACAAGAGCGACCAGAAGCACGAGCTTGCCCTTGCGCGGCTCCAAAACGAGCGGGAGCTTGCCCTGGCCGCCCAGGGCTACGCCGCCCAGCAGAAGATCGAGGAAATCCGCACCGATCAGGTCATGATGCAGACCGAGGCGCAGATGACCGAGGCCGCGCTCAAGCATGACGAGCAGGTACTGGAGAAGGCCCACAAATGGGTCGCGTCCTACGTCGGCACTGTGCGCCCGACGGTGACCTACATCTTTGTGATCGAGCTTGTCCTGATCAACGCCTTCATGGCGGTGTACCTGTGGAACCACCCGACGCTGATCACCAGCATCGACGATGTGGTCAAGTACAGCAGCCTGATCTTCTCCAGCGACGAGATGGCCATGCTGGGCGGGATCATCGGCTTCTGGTTCGGTTCTCGTCAGTGGAGCAAAAAGTGAAGCTGGGCAAAGCAGGCGTTGCTTTGATGCACAAGTACGAGGGGCACAAAAACCGCCCGTATTTGTGCCCAGCGCACATCTGGACAATTGGCTATGGCCATGTGCTGTACCAAGAGCAGATCAAGCTGCCGATGTTCCGGCCAGAAGGGAAGACCAAGGCCGACATCCCCATGATCCGCAGTGAGTACCCGCTCAAACCGGAGGACAACCGTGTCTGGAGCAAACAGGAAACGGATAATCTCTTCGCGGCTGATGTCGCGTCTTTTGAACGCGGTGTTCTTCGACTTGTTCCCGGCAGTGTTGGCAGTCAAGGCCGCTTTGACGCTCTGGTCAGTATTTCCTTTAATTTCGGGCTAGGCAACCTCCAGCGCAGCACAATCCGCATCAGGGCCAACCGGCAAGAGTGGGAAGCGGCGGCGGACGCCTTCTTGCTCTGGAACAAGGCTGGAGGTAAAGTGCTGGCCGGGCTGGATCGCCGCCGCAGAGAAGAACGCGCTCTCTTTTTGTCAACCTGACCAAGGAAATCGCCATGAAAAACACCCCCGTATGGGACAAGAAACGGCCCAAGGGCCTGGGCAAACCAAAGCCGCTGACGCCGGCCAAGAAGACAGCAGCCAAGAAAATGGCCAAAGCCGCTGGTCGTCCCTACCCCAACCTCGTTGACAACATGCGTGCTGCACGCAAAGGTTGATCATGTCGCTCCTCCGGCTCTTCCTAAAACCTGGTGTCGACAAGCAGAACACCGAATATGGCGCGGAAGGCGGCTGGGTCGACTGCGACTACGTCAGATTCCGATATGGCCTGCCCGAAAAGTTGGGGGGATGGACCAACTTTGAAGGCGGGGAGGCGTATTTCATTGGAACCACGTCCGAAGTGTTTACTTGGAGCTCCCTCGAGGGAGCTCCTTATGCTGCGATTGGCACAAACCGCAAGTTGTACGCGTACTACGGCGGCCAGTGGGCAGACATAACCCCTATCCGGGATTCGGCCACCGGCATCACATTTACCACCACCGCTGGCAGCACCAGTGTCCAGGTGAATGACCCGGCTCATGGCGCCACCGTGGGGGACTTTGTAACAATCTCCAGCGTTACCGGCGATCCAGGGGGCATCCCTAATGCCTCTTTGCAGAACCAGTTTCAAATCGTCGAAATCCTCACCCTCAACTCCTATCTGATCACGTCGCCCACGCAGGCTTCCTCAGGTGGGACAGCTGGAACGGCCAATGCCGCGTATCAGATCAATGTGGGCTCTGACAGAGGCTTCGCCGACTTTGCCTGGGGCGTTGGAACCTGGGGCGGGTTTACTTGGGGCACTCCGCGCCCTGTTACTGCTTCGGAGCTTTATCCCCGGGTCTGGCAGTTTGATACGTACGGGGAAAACTTGATCGCTCAGGTCCTCGACGGGCCCGTGTACGAGTGGTCTCCGGCCTCGGGCCTCGGAACACGGGCCACTTTGGTGGCAGGAGCTCCGACGAAGAATAAGTACGCGCTGGTGTCCACCCCTGACCGGCACCTGGTCTGCTTTGGGACGGAGACCACGTTGGGTTCTCCAAACACCCAGGACCCGATGTTCGTGCGCTTTTCAAGCCAAGAGAACATCAACAACTTTGTGGCCAGCGCCACGAACACGGCCGGCGGACAACGGCTCACGGACGGCAACATCATCGTGTCGGCACTGCGTTCTCGTGGCCAGATTCTGATCTTCACTGACACCTCACTACACGGTCAAACCTTTGTCGGGCCGCCCTACACGTTTGGTTTTCAGCAGCTTGGCGCGAACTGTGGGTGCATCGCGCCTCACGCAGCGATCGACGTCAATGGCGTGGCCTATTGGATGGGCCGTGATGCGTTCTTCGTGTTCGACGGCACGGTCAAGAAGATTCCCTGTACCGTGCAGGACTACGTCTTCAAGGACATCAACCTGGTGCAGGGGTTCCAGGCTCACGTGGGCCTTAACGCGCAGTTCAACGAGGTGACCTGGTGGTACTGCTCGTTCACGAGTGACTTCGTGGACCGGTTCGTGACGTACAACTACTTGGAAAACGTCTGGTCGATTGGCACGATGCCGCGCACCTCGTGGGCGGACATGAGCGTTTTTGACAAGCCCATCGCCTCTACGTACGACCCTGCTGGAACGCAGGCGCCCACGTACGATGGCACCATCTACGGCCTGACGGCTGGGCGAACCAGGCTCTACAACCAGGAAGACGGCTACGATGCGGTTGACGCTGCGATCAACGCCTACATCGTCTCTGGCTACTTTGACATCGGCGATGGCGATCAGATGCTTTTGATGAGCCGGTTTATCCCTGACTTCAAGAACCAGATCGGCAACCTGACCGTCAGACTGCTGCTGCGCCCGTTCCCGCAGGCCAGTGCAAGCCCCAGCTCCCTGGACCCGTATGTGATCGCCCCTGGCACGCAGAAGGTGGACACGCGGGCGCGCGGAAGGCAAATTCAGCTTCGCATTGAGAGCGATGAACTGGGCGGAAACTGGCGCTTTGGCACGATGCGGGTGGACATTCAGCCGGACGGCCTGCGATGAGCAAAATCACCAACGTCCGTCTGCCCAACGCGGCGACGCAAGGCTATGACCCGCGGCAGATCGACCAGCTCATTCGATCGCTGGAGCAGGTGATTTTTCAGCTTAACAGCACCTACACCCCGGTCGTCACGGAGGACAAGGACACGGCCTATGCCTGGTACGGGGATGGTGGAGGATTTATGGATACAACCGGTTTGCCAGTTCCCATTTCAATTGGGGGCACCAATGTCGACGCTTTTGGGCGGCTGCGCGTCAGTCAACCTTATACGCTGTTTGACAGCCAAAACAGGTATGCCTCGGACAACCAGTTTGACACCTCAACATCCGGCACTGGTTCTTTGACATTCAACACCAACCAGGCCAGTAACAGCCTGGCGGTTACTGCCGGTGGCGTGGGGTCCGTGGTCCGTCAGACGTTCCGCTCGTTCCCGTATCAGCCTGGCAAAGGCCTGTTGGTACTTGCAACCTTCCTCATGGACAACGGAACATCGGCCAACTTGGACCAGAAGGTCGGCTACTTCAACACGCAAAACGGCGTGTTCTTCCGGCGCACCGGTGGTACCAACTCCTTTGTTGTTCGCTCGTACACATCGGGCGGCGTGAGTGACGCGCGGGCCGTGGCCCAGTCTTCGTGGAACGGGGACAAGCTTAACGGCACGGGCCCAAGTGGTATCACCCTGGACCTGACCAAGCCCCAGATTCTTTGGATGGACTTTGAGTGGCTAGGCGTTGGCTCTGTGCGCTGCGGTTTCATCATTGATAACCAGTACATTGTCTGCCACACCTTTGATACTGCGAATGAGTTTGGGACTACCGTCTACATGACCACCGCCATCTTGCCGGTGCGCTATGAGATCACAACCACAACTGCGGCTGTCGCAGCATCGTTGACTCAGATTTGCTGCTCTGTCATGTCCGAGGGCGGCTTTGAGCAGACATCAATTGATCACGTGGCGCGACGCACTACGATTTTGGGCACCATTGGCGGTACCTTCTTGCCGCTCGTTTCAATTCGACTGGCATCGACCGCGCTTGGAGCGGTCGTTCTACCCAATCGCGTGCAGGTGCTGCCAACAACCAACCAGAACTATGAAGTAGCGCTGATCAAGAACCCGACGCTGACTGGGTCTTCTTGGGCTGCTGTGCCAACAGATTCTAACGTTGAGTTCGACGTCGCATCGTCGGCAACAACGGGCGGCTCGATTGTGCAGACGGACTACGTCACCGCTTCGGGTTCATCGGGTGTTTCCAATACGTCCCTTCCCTCAGCCTACAACTTTGATCTCCAGCTTGGCGCGTCGATCGCAGGGGTCAGTGACATCTATACGGTGGCCATTCGGACCGTTTCTGGCGCTACGACTGGTGACGCTGTGGGGTCACTGTCCTTTTTTGACTTGACGCAGTGAGGCACAGATGGCCAATAAATATTTTCGCAAACCGCTCATCCCGTCGGCAGCCACGGCAACGGACCTCTACGAAGTGCCCGCGGCCAACGCGGCGGTTGTCCGCTCCCTGCGGGTCACCAATGCTGGTTCGGGCGTCGCTTCAATCACTGTCACCCACGTGGGTACCGGCACCACCTACTACCTGCAAAAGGATCGCAGTCTGACCGTCAACACGACCTTTGACGTCTTCAACGGCATTCCTTGTGTCATGGAGGCGGGGGACAAGTTGCAGGTCACTTCCAGCATAGCGGGGGTGCATTTTTACCTGTCATACCTCGAAATCGACCGGCTATGACCCGTAGACAACCGGGCCAGCTATATCGGATAATTGGGTCAAATCTCGCGTCCTTTCCAGGCGCGCGGCCCCATGCAGGGCCACTGGCCACACTCGGAAAGGACAACTATGGCGAATGAAGGCATCATGGCGCTGCCCCAAGGGGCAGGCATGCGGGACGACCAGGCATCTGAGATGCCTGCGGTGACCAGTTTTGACGCGTACGACGCTGCGCAAACCGCCCTTGGGATGGCCCGGCCGGAGGAGCAGGACATGCTCCGCCAGGCCCTGCGTGAGAACATGCAGGAGCTGGAGCTTACCCCGTCAGAGCTTGAGCAGCTCATCGAGGTGTTTGAGCAGCTCTCCCAACGCCCTGACCGTTACAAGCAGATGCGCGAGGAGCTCATCCGCGACGACGTTGTCGACCCCGAAGACATCCCTGAAGAGTACGACCCCGAGTTCCTCGGCGCTGTCCTGACGGTGCTCAACGAGTTGAAGATGACCTCTATCCAGGGGGCGCAAGCCCCCATGATGGAGGAGCCTCCGATGGAGGGCATGGGAGCGATGCCCATGGCCCAAGGCGGCCTGGCCGATGTTGCCTCGTATCTGGCCTCTCAGGGGCGCCGTGGCGATAGCATGCTGGCGCACATCACCCCAGAGGAGGCGCAGCTTCTGAAGAGCCGTGGTGGTGCAGGCACGATCAACCCGAACACGGGCATGCCTGAGTTCTTCTTGAAGAAGGTTGCCAAGGCAATCAAGGGCGTTGTCAAGTCGGTTGTCAACGTCGTCAAGAAGGTCGCCAAGTCCCCCGTCGGTCGAATCCTGCTGACCGTTGCATTGGCCACGGTCCTCGGGCCAGCAGGCATTGGCCTGGCCAGTACTACCGCCGGAGCGGCGGCCCTGGGCAGCGCGGGGGCCACACTCCTTGGCGGCGGCTCAATGAAGGACGCTCTGATCTCCGGCGCCATGGGCTACATCGGTGGTGGCGGGACGGTCATGGGCACCAACCCCATGGCGGCAGTCGGCAATTACCTGCCGGGCGTTGCGGGTTCTGCCTTGAATACCGGGCTGGCTACCGGCGTCATTGGCGCTGGCGTGGGCAAACTTGGCGGCATGAGCACAAAGGATGCCTTGCGCATGGGCCTGATGTCCGGCGCTTCCGCAGCAGCTATGGCCGGCGTGCGAAACAACACTGGCCTGTTGGACGAAGGTCGCGTGACCGCGGAAGACATACGCCAAAGAGCTCAAGAGGGCTTCAGGAGCGGCGAGATCGCGGCGCAAAACGCCGCTCAACCAGGTGCTCCAGGTCCTATCGGGACCGCTGCAGACCTCATGTCTCCGGTGGAGTCGCTGAACTATGGCGGCACTGCTCAGGCGGCCAGGTTCATACCTGATGTCCCTGGCGGGATAGCTGACTACCCTCAAGTCATGGCGCAGCAGGCAGCGCAACAAGGCGATATTGGTCGCCTCGCACGCCTGCAGGAGACGTACCCTGGCAGGATCACAGGCCAGTACAGTTACGACATGGGCGGCGGTGCCAGGTCTTATTCGATGCCAACCTCCAGTCCAATGAGCACGTTCACCCAGACGCCGCTGGAATTTAATCCTACCGCTGGACCTGGCGTTGCGCCAGCGGGTACCGCGCCTGCGGCCCCGGGGGCAACGGCGCCAAGTGCAGCGGCTCCGAGCGCTGCGACCCCGGGAGCACCGGCTCCAAGTGCATCGGCACCTGTTCCGACAAATGCTCCGGGCTTTTTTGATCGCATGGCCCAAGACGCCAAGGACTTCTACAGCGAGAACATCTCGCCGAGCCGCCCGGGCCTGCCCAGCGACGTCAGTCTCCTGCGCCAGTATGGCCCGGCGGCTGCGCTGACTTACGGCACCGTGGCCGCTTTTGGGGGCACGAAGTCGTCGCCTGCTGACCCGAATCCAGCCTTCAATCGGGACTACACCGGCATCGACTACATGAGGGATAACCCCAGTATGTTCACTGGGGGCCTGGACTCTGGCTATAGGCCGCCTATGGTGCGCCCGCCCATGGTGGATATCCCAACTTCTGGGTATGCCCCGGCGCCAATGGGCGCCCCAGGAATCTCGGCCCCCGGAGGTTTCAGCCGTAGCCCCGCGGGGATACCGCAGCCCTACAACATGGCGGGCCTGTACGGAGTGCCCATGTTGTACGGTCAGCCGCAGAGGCTCGCAAAGGGCGGCCAGCCGACGCCGACGGAGTTTCCGCGCAAGACGGGCCCGATCAACGGCCCGGGCACCGGCACTTCGGACTCCATTCCGGCCATGCTGTCGGACGGCGAGTTTGTCTTCACCGCCAGGGCGGTGCGCAACGCTGGGGGCGGCAGCCGACGCAAGGGAGCTGCGCGCATGTACAAACTCATGAAAAAGCTCGAAGGCGGAGCTGTAAAGGCGTAACCCATGTCAGACCAGACCGTCACCCAACAAATTATCCGGGAAGACCCGAAGATCGAGGCGTACAAGGTCAAGCTCCTTCAGCAGGCCCAAGCACTCGCCTACAACAACATCATCGATGACCAGGGCAACGTCATCGGTCAGCGTACTCCGCTGGGCGAGCAGCTCCCCGCCTATCAAGTAGAGGGGTTTACTGGCCCTCAGACAACCGCGATTAACGCGGCAACGGCCCTGGGGGTGGGGGCCTTCACCCCCTATATGACGGCGGCCAACCAGGCACTGGGCGGGGCCTATGGCACCACGGCCGAGGCCGCTGACATCCTGCGCGGCGCCGACACCCGGGCGCAGTTCACCGACGCACAGCGGGCCATGCAGCAAGCTGGGGGCGCCACTGCCAACATGGCAGCGGGCCTTGCCCCAATCTCCCAGGGGCTTGGCTACCTGGGCACGGCAGGCCAGCGGGCCTTGGCCTCCGACACGTCCGCCCGGTTCAACCCGGCCTACCAGGACATCAGCAGGGGCCTCGGATCGCTGACCACGGCCCAGAACATGGCGGCCCAGTCCAGCCAGGCCAACCTTGCGCCGGCCACGGAGGCCATTGGTCAGGGCCTTGGGGGCCTGAGCACGGCCCAGCAGATGGCTGCGCGATCGGCGCAGGCCCCCGGAATGGAGCAGGGAGTCAACGCCATGTACGGCGGGGCTCTGGCCTCTGCAATGGCCACCAACCAGCCGGGTTTTGGCCAGGCCGAGCAGGCGCTGAGCCAGGGCATCGGCACGCTCGGCGGGGCGCAGCAGGCGTACGATCCGTCGTCTGCGCAGTCCTTCATGGACCCGTACCGGCAGCAGGTGATCGACGAGACCATGCGCCAGATCAACCGCCAGGGCGCGATCGCCCAGCAGGGGCTGGCCGCGCAGGCTGTCCGTGCGGGTGCGTTTGGCGGCGAGCGGGAGGGTGTACAGCGCGCCGAGATGGAGCGCAATCTGATGGACCAGAAGGCCAGCACAATTGCCAACCTCCTGTCCCAGGGGTACTCCCAGGCGCAGGCACAGGCGCAGGCCACGTTTGAGCAGCAGCAACAGCGCCAACTGCAGGCCGGGCAGGGCATTGGCCAGCTTGGCACGCAGCAAGCACAGGTTGCCGCCCAGCAGGCGGGTCTTGGCCAGAATGCCGCCCAGCAACTCATGGCCGCGGGCCAGGGGCAGGTTTCTGCTGCAGCGCAGCAAGCGGGCCTCAATCAGGGCGCGGCAGGGCTGTACGGCAACCTGGCACAGAACCAGATTGCCGCCGGGCAGGGCTTGGGCCAGTTGGGCGTGCAGCAGGCGCAGCTTGGGCAGGGGGCCGCGGGCCAGTTCCTCCAAGCAGGGCAGCAGTATGGCAACATGGCCTCGCAGCAAGGCGCGCTGGCCGGGCAAGAGGCGGCGATCAACCAGAACATCGCCAACCTCCTGACGCAGCAGGCGGGCCAGTACGGCCAGATGGGCGGCCAGATCGCCAACATCTACGGCCAGCAGGGCCAGCAGTTCCAAGGCCTTGGCCAGGGCATCGGGCAGTTGGCCGGGCAGCAGTTTGGCATTGGCCAGGCTCAGGCCCAGGGCCTTGGTCAGATGGCCGGTCAACTCGGTCAACTCGGCGTGCAACAAGGCGCGCTGGGTCAGACCGCGCAGGCGCTGCAACAGGGCGACATCAACTTCCTGTACAACGTCGGCCAGGCGCAGCAGGCCTTGGATCAGCAGAAGGCAGACGCCGCGCGCGCCAACCAGTTGCAGAAGGTTTACGCCCCGTACCAGCAGGCAGGCTTCCTGTCGGACATCTACAAGGGTGCCCCGTCGAGCCAGATGTCGACGCAGGTGGCCAGCCAGCCGACTGCCAGCCCGTTCCAGCAAGCCGTAGGCGTCGGCTTGGGCGCGCTCGCGACGGCCGCGGGGGCGAAGAAAATGGGACTTTTTGGTTGAAGGTAAGGGGTCAACATGAAAGAAAAAATGATGGGCGACGACGACGTCGAGAACGTCGGGATCATGCAGGGGTTCATGGACTCCATGAGCGAAGACGAGGATGAGGGCGAGGGCGAAGACCAGGATGAGGGCGAGGGCAAGTACCTCGAACGCCGTCCGGATTCCCCCGAAATCCTCATGAACAACCTGCGCGGGGACATGCGCTCGATCGACGCGCGCCGCGACGAACTGGCCGACATGGTCGGCTACGCCGCTGCCACGGAGACCCCCGAGTCCGTGCTCGCGATGCTCCAGCCTATTCTCGCCCAAGGCGGCGGGATTGGCGCGCTGCCCCCTTCACAAGCCATGGCCCAAGGGCCACAGCCCCCGATGGCGCCTCCTGGGCCCCAAGGAGCAGCCCCTGGCGGCCCGCCTCCTGGTGCACCGCCCATGGGCCCCGGCACACCGGGCGCAGAGATGGCGCCTCCCCCGCAAGACGGCGGCATTGCGGCGCTGATGGGCGGCGCCGGCGCGCCCCCGGCAGAAGGTCCGCCGCCCGTGCAGATGGCCCGCGGCGGCCCCGTCCAGCGTTTTCAAGCGGGGTCTAATCCGAGCGGCGTGACCCCTGCTGACGGTACCGCTCGGGAAGACGAGGACATGCTGTACGACCCTGCGATGGTCAGCAGTGCCAAAGCAGAAATGAACAAGCTCCTGACGCGGTCCCCTGCCGCTGTGCCAACCCTGACAAAGGCCATGGAGGCGCGTCTGCCGGAGTACCAGAAGGCGTTGGGCGCTGACAGGAAGCTGTCGGAAGCCCAGATGCTGTTTGAGCTGGGCCAGCGGGCCTTTGGCTTTGCGGCCAACGTCGACGAAGGAGGCCGCCCGCTCAAGGGCAGCTTCTTCTCGCGCCTGGCAGGGGCCACCAAGACGCTGCCGACGGCGATTGGCAGGCAGTTGGAGGCCATGGACAAGATTGACCGGCAGATCAAGGTCCTGGCCCTTCAACAGGGCGAGAAGGACATTGACCAGGTCGTCACCCAGAACAACGAACTGCTCAAGCGCAAGACTGACATCTTCAAGGACGTCCTGCGCGCTGACGCCAAGCTTCAAGCTCAGAAGCTCAAGATGGGCGACTCGATCTGGGGCAAGGGCGACTGGCAGTGGAACGTCGTCAACATGCCCGGCCTCACGGAGAGGTACGCCCAAGGCCTGACCAAGCCCGAAGAGGACAAGCTGATGGCCTCTGCCATCATGCAGTTCAAACTGGGACGGCAAGAGCTCAAGGTCGACCCTGTCACGAGAATCCCAGGCATCGTGCAGGTGCCGGGCGTGCTCCCCGACTTCGTCGCGCAGGCCGAGGCGGCCCGCAAGAGACTGGGTCTGCCAACCGTGCCGCAACCGGTGATGAACCCCACGGCAGGGGCTCGCCCTGCTGCTCCGGAAGCGGGTGCCGCGGCTCCTGCGGCAGTGCCCGCCGGCGCTGCGCCTGGGGCTCCGGCGGCTCCGGCTGCAGGTGCGCCCGCAGCAGGTGCCGCGGCTCAAGGACCACGGCCCATGACGCTATGGGCCACCCGGTTTGATGTGGCGGGCCCGGGCGCGGCGGCGGTTGCCGGCGTGTCGGCCATCCCTGGTCTGGGCGACCCTGCATCCTCGGTAACTTTGGCACGCAAGAACGCTGAACTTATGGCAGAGCGCTTGAAAGAGGCCATGCTCAAGAGCGTGGCCGGCAGTGTCTGGGAACAGAAAAACATCGACAAGGTCATGGCGATCCAGCCAAGCGCGTGGACTGACCCTGACGTGTACGGCACGCGTCTCATCGCCCTTGGTCAAGTCCTGCGCGAGGGGATCGCGTCCTACCGGAAGATGGGGGCCGACGACTCTGGACTCTCTCCAGAGGACAAGGGCAAAGCGCGCGAAAAAGCCATGGAGTACCAGAAGTTCCTGGGCCAGCTTGGGCTTCCTCCGGCTGTATATTCTGAGGCAGACATTCGCAGGTATCCTCCCGGCACAGAGGTGCTTGTGAACGGCGTGACCTTGAAGCGCATCAGGGCCCCTCAGTAACGGAGCAGCAGCATGGCAGACGAAAAAGACAAGACGGCTTCTGGAATGGATGCTCTTCTTGAGGACGTGCCCACCAGGTTTGAAGGAGGCAGCCGCGTTTTGGGCGTGCCCGTGCCCAAGGCAATCAGCGAGCCCTTCAAAGCCTTTCAAGAGCCCCCAACGACCGAGTTTTCCGCCGGGATGGATGCCCTGTTGGAAGAGGCTCGCCCAACCGCGTCTCAGCGCATGGAACAGGTCGCCCTTGGCACTCTCCAAGGCGCAGGTCGTGACATGCCTGTTGCGGCTGGCGCCTTGGCGGGTGCGCAATTCGGCATAAAAACGGCACCTGCCGTGTTGCCTGTCTTGGGCCCGCTCACACCTGCCTATCCGGTCGCCACGACCCTCTTCGGCATTGGGGCAGGATACTTGTTTGGCCAGGAGCTTGACCGCTGGTTCCCGGCTGTGCCGCGGGACGATTTGGTGCCCTACCGCGAGGGCGGCAAGACCTTTGGCTCTGCCCTTTCGACTGCGCCAGCGGCATTCGGCATTCCTTACATGACGGGCAACCGCGTTTCTCGGTTCTTGTCCGCGGTTGGAGAGTCGGCCCGCCGAAGCCCGGGTGTTTTCATGGCAACAGAGGCGGGCACTGCCGCTGCTATGGGGGTAGCGGGCGGCACTGCTGAAGCGTTTTTCCCTGGTCAGACGGGGGCACGGCTAGGAGCAGAAGTCACGGCCGGGGTTCTCTCTCCAGGCAGGCTGCTGGTGGAGGGCGTGAACCTTACCAAGCAAGGCCTTCAGTACGCTCGCGGGGCGAAAGCCACGCAGTCCGCCAGGATGGAAGACAAGGCAGTGAACATCCTGCTCGATGCCTTGGAGAAAAACAAGGAAGACCCGGCGGCGCTGATCGCGGCGCTGCGGCAGCAGTTGCCGCAAGGGGTTGCTCCGACCGCGGCGCAAAAGACGGCCAGTCCTACTCTGATGGACTTGGAGAAGTCGCTGGGGGACTTCCACAAGCAGTTTGGCGCGCAGACGGCAAAGCAGGGCAAGGACGCGATGGCGGCGTACGAGCTTCTCATCAAAAACCTGCAGACCATGACGGGCAACCCAGCCGCACTGCGGGCGGCGGCTCAGCTTCGTGACACCAGGTTCCGCGCCGCGTTGGACGCGCGCCTGGCACAGGCCGATGCCAACTCTGCAATGAAGATTGCGCAGATCACCAAGGATACGCCCGGTGCCCGCGCCCAGATCGGCGACATCATCAAGACCGAAACAGAACTTGCACTCAGCCAGGCACGGATGGCGGAGCGCGAGCTTTGGACCGAAGCCATCAGGCAGTTGACGACGCCGGTGCAGAAAAAGACCCTGACGACGGTGCAAAGCGGGTGGGACTACGGCAAGGATCGCCCCAAGACCGTCACCTTCCAGGACGTAAAGCTGGTGGCACCGAGCCTTGCGCCAAAGCAGACGGCCGACATGTTCTTGGCCCGCGCAGCAGAGGTCGGTGACGCGGTCTACGACCAGGCTGTCCCTGACATGGTCCGCAGGATCATGGACAGCTTTGGCCTGGACCAGGCTGCCGTGCAGAAGTACAAGCTTGGGCGCAACACGCAAGAGTTCTTGGACACCGGCAAGGTGCCGGGCTCCTTTATCGCCACACCAAAGCCTGTTCCGCTGTCTGAGCTTGTGAACTACCGTTCCAACCTGTTGGAGGCAGCGCGCAATGACCCAGCCAACGCGGAGATGTACGCCAAGGTTGCCAGCTCTCTGCTTGACGACTTGAGCACGGTCAAGAACCCCATTCTTGACCAGGCTCGCGCCTTCTCTAGCGCACTGAACGACACCTTTACACGTACCTTTGCAAAGACTGCATCCATCACCGGCGGCAAGGCCCGTGGCGGGGCGGAGAAGATTCCTGCTGAGATTCTGGTCTCCCGGGCATTCGGCTCCAATGCCGACGTCACCATGCAGCGCATGGAGCAGGTGGAAGACGCCGTGAAGTTTCTCCGCACGCAATACGACGAAGCGGTGACCAAGTTCGGCAAGAACAGCCCTCAGGCGCAGATGTTCAAGCCCATGGCCGAACTGTCTGATACAGGCGTCGTGTCAGTTCGTGATGCACAGAACCGCGTGCTGCGCCTTCTTGCCGCTGACGCGATTGAGACCGTGTACGACAAGACCAAGAACGCCTACGTCCAGCAGTTGAACACGGCCAAGCTCACGCGCTTTGCTCAGCAGAACGAGACCATGCTCAACAAACTGGGCATCATGGACGATCTGCGCGACGCCACGCATGCGCAAAACCTGCTGCTGCAAGTTAAGAGCCAGAACAGCGTTATCGAGAAGAATCTCCTCGGCCAGACAGCATTTGCGCAGGTTCTGTCTTCGGAGAACCCCACCCGCGTCATCGGCGACATCATCAACAGTCGCAACCCCGTCAAGGGCTTTACCCGGATCACGCAACTGGCCAAGGCGGGCGGCCCGGACGCGCTGGATGGCCTGCGTTCAACGGTGCTCGATTACGCCTACACAAAGGCGGGCGGCCTGTCGGGGAAGTTCAGCATCTCCGCCTACAACGACGCGCTCTTTGAGCCCCTGTCGCGTACGCAGCCGTCGCTCGTCAACATCATGCGTGCGAGTGGCGCCATGTCTCTGTCGGACATCAAAAATCTCAAGCGGCTCATCAATCCGATGGTGAAGGTTGAGACGGCGGTCAATAACGGCATCCCGATCGACAACCTCATTGAAGGGGCAGATGCCGTCACTGAGCTTGGGCTTCGGGTTGTGGGCTCTAAGCTCGGCACTTCAATCACCCCTGGAGGCAACTCCCTGATCGCCGCCGCGGCCGGCTCCAAGGCTGTCCGCCAAATCTTTGACGCGCTGCCCAATGCGACCGTGCGCCAGGTCATGGAGAACGCCGCCAAGGACCCAGAACTGATGGCGTTGCTGCTCGAAAAGGGCAAGACAGCCAAGCAGCAGACCAGCATTGCCAACAGGCTGCTCGACAAACTGGGCGCCATGGGCGTGTCGGTCGGCCGTACCGCGGTGACCCCTGCGCTGAACTACATCGCGCCTGAAGAACCGCGGCCCTCGCAACTGCGAGACACCGTCCAGCCCATCTTCACCCCGCAGGGCCAAGCAGCGCGTCAGTTGCGCCTGATGCCCGTGGCCCCCAACACCCGTGGGGTGCCTGGCGTGCTGCCGCCCAAGGGCCCGCAGGGCCAGGCGCCGCAAGGCGGTGGGGGCGGTGGTGGTGGTGCACCCAACCCCAGCTCGCGGTCGATGTTCCAGCAGCTCTTCCCGTTCGACACGGTCAGCCCGCTGGTGGCTGCTGCTCAGCAGCCCGCTCCGCCGACGTGAGCCTCTCCATCCACTGAGCCTTGAATGCAGCCCATTCACGGCCAGTGGTGGTGAACTCCTGAGTCGTGCCGTCCTGCACGGCAATCAGCACAGCGCCGAAGTCAATCTGCGTGTCGTACATGCGGTCGTGCGCGATCGCGTACGCCGCAAGCTGGTGGAAGTAGTCGGTGATGTACTCGTACCGCTTGGGCTTGACCGACTGCTTGAAGTCGACGATGGCCAGCTTGCCCCGGTACGTGGCCACCAGGTCGGTCGTGCCGGCGTACTGGCGCCCGTAGTGCAGTGACACCTCCGAGCCGTGAATCTCGGAGATTGCGCCAAAGTACCTGTTGGCCAGGCGAAAAGCCATCTCGTAGCCCCTCATGGCCAGCCAGTCAGGGCTCACGGACCACGGCTCGCTGCTCAGGATGTGCTCCAGCGCCAGGTGCATGTGCGTGCCCACGTAGGAGGCCTGGTCCTTCTGCCTGTCAGCCTCGGCCTGACCCACACGATCGGCCCACTCCTTGAGCGCGGTCTTGTCCTTGGTGCGGTCCAGGATGGTCGTCACCGACGGGACGTGTTCACCATTTGGCAGAACATAGATACGTCCTGACGACGTGTCTACTCTTTCGAGTTTTTCGTACGCGGCGGTGTTTGCCCAGGGGATCAGTGTCATGTCTTAAAGTGCCTATGCCGGGATGGTTTTTCAAAGACCGCCTGCTGCGCGGGCAGGCCACGATTAAGCCGATACAAGATGGTCTTGGGTCCCACACCGCTGACCTCGGACCACTGCGTCACGGTCTTGCGAACGCCCTCAATATCCACCCAGCGGTTGGTCCGACGGTTATTGCCCTGCTCTTTAAAGCTCGCCCATCGACAGTTGTCCGGGCTGTACCCCAGGCGGCTGTCAATCCGATCTATGGTGGCCTTTTCGAAGGGCGGCTCGCCCATGTCCTGCAAGAAGCATTCAAAACCCGTCAGGCCTTTCTCCCCGTGCAACCATCGGCCACAAACGGTAATGCCCTTGGCCCCATATCGCACGTAGTCTGGATCGCTCGGACGCACGCAACGGGCCTTCATGTTCATGAACCTGATGTACAGGCTAGACCACTTGCCATTGCGTGCGCGGGTATGACCGTGTTTGGCCGCCATGAAGCCTCCTATGAAGACATGTGACAGTCCCATCCTATCACATGTCACTTGATCCACTCCCGAGCATGCTCCCCAAGAATCAGGTTGGCGATATTCATCTTCTTTTGCAAGGCCTCGACGATCTTCTCGTCCACCGTGTCGGGGGACGCCAAGTCGATGTAGGTCATCTTGTTCTTCTGGCCGTAGCGGTCAATGCGGGCCTCAGACTGCAGGCGAATCTCCAAGTCGTACGTGTTGGAGTAATAGATCATCGTGTGCGCCTCGGTGAGCGTCAGGCCATAGCCACCAGTGCGGGGCTGGCCCACAAAAAATCGCAGCTCGCTGTTCGGGTCTTGAAATCGGTCCACGATGTCTGAGCGGTCTTCGGCCGTAGTGTCGCCAAAGTAGGTGGCAACACTGTTCATCCCGTATTCTTTTTGCAACGCGAGATTGATCGCCTCAATGTCGTGTCGGAAGTTGGCCCAGATGATGATCTTGCCGTCCGACTCTTCAATGGCCGCCAAGAGCTCATCCATGCGGTTGCTTTTGAGCGTGACCACCTCGCCCGTGTCCAGCGTCACGTGCCCACAAACAATCTGTTGTAAACGCATGATCTGTGTCAGGACGTTTACCGTCGTGCTGATGCCCTGATCAAAGGTCGCAAGAGCCGCCAGCACCATCTGATCGTAGGCCCTGCGCTGTTCGGAGGTCAACTCCACCTCGCGTTTGAGGAACACCTTGTCCGGCAGGTCGAAGCATTCGTCTTTGCGGACACGGAAGCTGAACCTGTCGAGCTTCTCTTTGAGTTCATCAAGCCTGCGATATCCCACCACCTGCTTGAATGAGTGGGATGCCAGTTGTCGCTCAACGGTGACCGCGTATCTGGACTGAAAGGCAAAGTAACTGTGGATGTTCAGGCAGTTCGGGGACAGAAACTCGCACTGCTGATACAGGTCCATTGGGCTCTTGGTTACCGGGGAGCCTGTCATGATGCGGCGGAAGCGTGCGCCGATGCCGACCTTTACCGCGTTCTTTGAGCGCTGCGCCGTATGGCCCTTGATGGTCGTGCTCTCATCCACGGCCATCATCGCGTTGTGCACAAGCAGGAACCGCTTGGCAAAGGCGGTGCCCTTGGCCGTGCTGAACGCCTCGACGTTTATGATCAAAATCTTCAGGTCCTCGGTGGAGACGAAGAGGCTGTCGAGCGCCATGGCCTCGGCCTTGCGCGGGCTTGGGGACCAGATGGCGATCCGATGCACAATGTGGTCCGGCAGATGCTTGGGGATTTCCACCTTCAACCAGTTGCGGTACACGCCCTTGGGTGCGACGATCAACAGCGCATTGATCTTGCCTTTGTCGTAGAGCATCGAGGCATTGTTGATGAGCATGAAGCTCTTGCCAGTGCCTGTGTCCGCGAACAGGGCTGCGACCGGAGAGTCCCAGAAGCGCTGTAGGTAGGCCTGCTGATGCAGGAAGGGCTTGTTCTTGAACGGGTAGGTCTCAAGGAATCGGTCCATGTGTTCTCACTTTCTTGATGGGGGCTTGCGCGGCCCTTGCCGGGAGTGTACACTGGTCGCTCATTTCCAGAAAGGAGAAATTAAGTGCCAAAGGTATATGTCGTCTCTGAGACCTCGCAGCACAACATTGCGAGCGCCTTGGACTACGGCCAAATCGAAACCATCTTGCCATTCAACGCGCAGATCGCCTTTTCTGTCGTCCCGACAGTGCGGCGCATTCAGCGCAAACTCGAACGCTTCACCGACGAGGACTTCTTGCTCCTCATTGGTGATCCGTCTGCGATAGGTATCACCTGCGCAGTGGCGGCCGCGAAGAACAACGGCCGCTTTAAGTGCCTCAAGTGGGACAAGCGTGAGAGACGCTACATCCCGTTGGAGGTTGATCTTTTCAAGAAAGGAGAATCTGATGAGTCTTACGAATTTATTTGAGGAAGATGCCGGTGCTCTGCAAGTTTCTGACGAGCAGGTAACAGGCATCGCGGGCCTTGCAAAGCGAGCCAAGCTTCTTGAAAAAGAGCTTGCTGACCTTGAGAAGACCGTCTCAGAAAAGTCTGAGCAGTACCGCAAGCTCACTGAGCAAACGATCCCCGAGGCCATGGCCGAGGCAGGCATGAAGAAGTTCGTGATGGGCGACGGCTCGACCGTTGACATCAAGCCCTTCTACAGCGCGAGCATCCCCAAGGCGCGGCAGGAAGAGGCCTTCCAATGGCTGCGCGATCGGGGCTTTGATGACCTGATCAAGAACACCGTGAGCGTCCGCTTTGGGCGCAACGAAGACGAGCTTTGCGTTCGTCTACTGAGTCTCCTGGGCCAGCAAGGCTACCCTGCTGAGCAGGCACAGAAGATCGAGCCCCAGACCCTCAAGGCCTGGGTGAAAGAGCGTGTCGAGAAGGGCGACCAAGTCGACACAGAGCTGTTTGGCGTGTACATCGGCCAAAAAGCAACCATCAAGACCAAGTGAACCAAGGAAATTTATCATGGCAAAGAACGAGATCGCGGAACAAAAGGCCAGCACCGCACTGGCAATCATGAGCGACCTGGAGCAGGACGCTGGCGCCGGCTTTGACGGCATGACGCAGGACGACTATGCACTGCCGTTCCTGCGGCTGCTGACCAGCACCAGCCCTGAGGTGGGGGAAGTGGACGGCGCACTGCCGGGCATGATCCTCAACTCGGTGACCGGCGAGCTCTACGACGGCAAGAAGGGCATCACCGTTGTGCCGTGCGCCTACGTGCGCCAGTACATTGAGTGGGCACCCCGCGGCCAGGGCAGTGGTGCACCCGTGCACATCTACCCCGCAACCAGCGACATCCTCGCGCAGACTCACAAGGAGCCTGGCGACAACAAGGACTACCTGGACAACGGGAACTACATCGAGAACACGGCCAACTACTACGTCATGCTGGTCAATGCCGCTGGCGTGCCAGAGCCGGCGCTCATCACCATGAAGTCCACGCAGCTCAAGAAGAGCCGCAAGTGGAACTCCATGATGCAGTCGGTGAAGATGTCGGGCAAGAATGGTCTGTTCACGCCGCCGATGTACAGCCAGACGTACATGCTGACCACCGTGGCCGAGTCCAACGACAAGGGCAAGTGGTTCGGCTGGGAGATTCAGCGCATTGGCGATGTGGGCAGTGCGGACATCTACAACGCAGCCAAGTCGTTCGCGCAGTCAGTCGGCGCGGGTGATGTCAAGGTCAAGCACGAGAGTGAGTCGGGCGCCACGGGCAACGGGCCAGCTCCATTCTGATTTTGGGGCCGAAAGTGGCTGGGTCACTGATAGTTGAGTCATCCTGGGTAGCTCCCAGGAGGCAACACACGGGTACCCGCCTGGCCATGAGTAGGCCCCTCCTCACAAGAAAGAAGAAATGACTGACATCACCAGGTTCAAGGCGATCTTCTCCGGCCTGGACATCGCCTATGGAACATACAAAATCGAGTCCTCACGAGGGGACGGAAAGCAGGCAGGCAAGGCCGTCGTGGTGCGCAAGCCACCGACTGACGACCTCTGGTCCAAACACCTCGAAGGCGTTGAGCCGAGTCTGGGGATTATTCCGATCAGGGCGGATAACACGTGCATCTGGGGCTGTATTGACATTGACCAGTATCCGCTGGACCACGCCGGGCTCATAAAGAAAATCCGCAGCCTGGAACTGCCCATGGTGGTGTGTCGCAGCAAGTCCGGCGGCGCTCACGTCTTCCTCTTCATCAAGGACCCCATCCCCGCCTCGGAGATGCAGCGGTTCCTCAAGGCTGCAGCGGCGCTGCTGGGTGAAGCAGGGCGCGAGATATTCCCCAAGCAGTCAGAGATTCTGGTCGACCGCGGCGACACCGGCAACTTCTTGAACCTGCCCTACTTCGGCAGCGACCAGACCATGCGCTACGCCATCAAGGATGATGGCACCGCAGCAACCCTTGAAGAGTTCTACGGCCTTTACGACCAATGGGTCCAGCCCACAGACCTTCAGTTTCCCGAGCAGCCCAAGCAGGCTGACCACCCAATCAAAGACGGCCCTCCATGCCTGCAAGCGTTGTGCGCGCAGGGCGTGCCAGAGGGCACACGCAACAACGCGCTTTTCAACATCGGCATCTACCTCAAGAAGGTGCACCCAGTGAACTGGGACAACGCCCTGTCCGAGCACAACTTCAAGTACGTGGCGCCTCCGCTGCCCAACAACGAGCTGCAGATCATCATCAAGCAGCTCCACAAAAAGGATTACCGCTACAAGTGCAAGGACGCGCCGCTCAACAGCTTTTGCAACAGCGGCCTATGCAGGACACGCAAGCATGGGATCGGGGCCCACGGGCCAGACGCCCCGCAGATGTCTTCCCTGTCCAAGTACAACAGCGAGCCGCCCCTGTGGTTCCTCGACATCAACGGCAAGCGCATCGAGCTCGACACTGAGAGCCTGTTTGCTCAGGCGGCCTTCCAGAAGGCCTGCGTCGAGAAGATCAACCTGCTGCCTCCCACGCTGCGCAAGCAAGACTGGGAGCAGCTCCTCAACGCGTTGCTCAAGGAGATGGTCGAGACTGAGCAGATCACCGAGGCCAGCGAAGACACCAGCATCACCGGTCGCTTCAACGACTTGCTTGAAGAGTTCTGCACCCACCTGCAACAGGCCATGGACCGCGATGAGATTCTCATGGGCCGGCCGTGGACGGACGACGAAGAGGCCAAGACTTACTTCCGCATGAAGGACCTCGAAGCGCACCTGGTGCGCAACAACTTCAAGGGCATGACCGCGCCCAAGATGGCCCAGCGCATCCGCGACCTCGGGGGCGAGCCCATAAGCCTCTTCTTGAAGAACAGAGCGGCGCGCTGCTGGCGCATCCCGCGCTTTGACCGGCAAGACGCCCCGTTCGCAACGCCCGAGCAACGCACCCAGAGGAGTCCATTCTGATGCTCAAGATCGACGGACACGACAACGCCATCATCGGGCCCGCAATGGTCTGGCGCGACAAGGGCCTGTGCAGCGCGCTGGTGTACGACGCCGAGCAGATCAGGGAGAACCTGATCAAGCAGGGCATGACGCACGAAGAGGCACGCGAGTTCATTGAGTTCAACATCGAGGGCGCCTACGTGGGCGAGCACACGCCGGTGTTGGTGTGGCCAGCGGACGAGTGGGAATGAAGGCATGGAAAAGCAACACATGAGCACAACTGAGAAGGAGTTGGGGCCGAAGATCGTAAAAGTCTTCGGCCCCCCGTAGCTGGGGTCAGGTAAAACAACCTATCTCTTGAGCATCGTAGAGACAGAGCTGGGCCGCTCAGTGCATCCGAGCCAGATCGGCTACTTCGCCTTCACCAAG